GGTGCATGAAGCCCGTGGGAGCGCCGACGCCGGTGTTGTTGATGCTCACTGCGCCTTGCACCTCGCCAGATACCTGGTCGATTGCAGAAGCAGGCGAAGCCCACGCAAAGCGGGCAACGAGCACACCAGCTTGGGTGAGACCGTCGGGAACATCGGAACCGGCGATCATCGCACCGGGACCGGCGAGCACAGTTGCGCGGGGATTCGCCGAAGCGAAGTCACCTGCTACGGCTGGTGCCGGGAAAACGTTGACTTGTTTCTGAAACATAGTTGTCTCCTTAGAGATGTTGAAAATGCGTTTGGCTACAGAAGCACGAGGCTGCTGCTACCTTAGCCCAGTTGCTTCACTGCGCCTGCTTCAGGGAACATCTCCTTGAAGCGGGAAGTTGCGGCTGCGTCGGCTGCCATCTTGGCCTTGTTGCCCTGGTGTGCGCCGCCCTCGGTGTTGCCACCTTTGGCCAGCAGCATCTGCACCATGGACTTGTAGGCGGACGGATGCACGCCCTTGACATCGACGCCCTTCTGATCCAGTGCCATGCGGTACACGGACGAAGCAGAATCCATGCCCAGCACTTCACCGACCAGCGGCTTCACGATGCGCTCGGCTTCGTGCAGATCGCTCAGGTGCTTGACGGTTGCAGCAACAGCTGCGGCCACCGATTCACCTTTGGTGCGCTTCAGAGCTGCGTCCATCGCAGCCTTGCCCACGCCTTCGACCTTCTCCTTGCCAGCACCTTCGGTGCCACCCTTGCCGGCTTCCAGGTCTTCGTCTTCGCCGCCAGGCTCGCCGCCACCTTTGCCCAGGGCAGCCATGATCTTGGCGATGAACTGCTCGACATCGTCGTCACCGTCGGCATCGTCACCTGCAGCACCTTTCAGCAATTCGGCCACTTGCGCCAGGTCCTCGTCGCTGATCTTGCCTTTCAGCATCTGCAGGACAGCTTCCACGGGGGAGTCTTCACCCTTGCCGGTGCCGGTGGTTTCGGCGTTCGCACCCTCTTGGTTGGCATCCGGACCTTCGGCATCTTCCGCCGTATCGGGATCCTCACCATCCAGGGAGTCGAGCAACTTCACGACGTCTTCCAGGCCGGCATCCATCGCAGGCTTGTCCTTGAACATCTTCACGTTGGTCTTGCGCAGGCCGGCGATGATCTTGCCCTTGGCTTCACCCCAGTTGGAGTGCTTCACACCGACCATGAGAGGAGCAATGTCCAGCTTGGCGTCTTGCGCGAGGCGTGGTTGAAGGCATGCAACAATGGCGCCTTTCGCCATGGCCGCTTTGCGCGACATGTGTTTATTACGGTTCATAGTTAAGTTCTCCATTGAATCGCCGACAACGACATCGCTGCCAGCTCTACCTTCTACCACAAGTGCAACGTGGTTGAAGCGAATGTTCCGCATCACACCATCGTATGCGACGCCCTCGTAAGTACCAGGGGTCATATCGGCCGTGTAGTAGTAACCAGCCGACAATTCTTTTTTCTCGTTGGACTCGACGCCGTCAACGGCCTCTTTGTCCCAGATCACGAGACTGTTGTCGAGATACGGCGCATTCCACTCCGCATCAGTGCCTGTGCTGCCGACGACGAGATCTTTCTTCGGATCGGCTGCGGAGACAGGTTGATGCTCGAACAACAACGGAAGGTTGTTCAGTGTGGGTGCAGCCTTCTTCAACTCCTCCGGATCACGGAGCAGTTGATAGACTTTGTTCGGATCGAGACCCAGCTCTTCAGCATTGGGTATCTCAGAACCGCGGTAAGGACACACATTCGCTTTGCTGATGTGGGCCGTGCTGATATGCAGCCGTCCATCACCATCGTAATCACGAACTGATGCCCTGTCCAAGGCCATCGTGTCCAGTGTGTGACGCGTTTTGAGGATGGCTGCGTCGTCCATCGCCATCACTGCTTTTTTCATTCGAACCTCCTAGGTAAGAGCGGGAATGATCGCTCGTGAAACGCATCGGCAGTTGATCAACTCACCGGGGAAGATGTAGCGGCCTTTGCCTTTGCCATCTGCATCAGGATCCCACATTCCCTCGGCTATCTTGTAGACGTGGCCACTCATGGCGACGTGGTTGGGGCGCGGTTCCTTGCCTCCATGACTGTGCAGCCACTTGGCTTCAGTGATACCCGCCTCATGCTGGCGCACGCGGGTAATGCTCGCGGTCGCCTTGCTGTTCTGGTCTCGTGCGATGAACTTCGCCCGCTTCTTCGTGATCTCGTACCTGCGCTCAAGTTCCTTGGCCAGACCGCCGACATCGCGACCAGCTTGCACTGACCGCATGACTAAGCCCTCGACCTCGTTGAGGTGCTGCTGTGCGATACTCTTGATCAGGGAAACATTCTCCTTGATCGAGGCTTGCAGCACGTCATTCACCGCGGCGCTGGTCTTGAACTTGATGGCCATGCCCGACTCCTTGAGGATGCGCTCGAGCATCGTGTCGGTGTGGTCCTTGTTCTCATCAGCGAAGTACTTAGCAAGATCTTGCGAACCTTCGTTGAACTTGCGCAACCAGTAGCGGCGCAATTTCGCCATGATCTTGCCCAGCTCCACAGCAGACGAGGCGTCCATCGCCAAGGTGGTGGCCGGCTCGTTCTTCTTGTAGCCTGACACCAGCCACCACATGATGCTGCGATGCATCGCGTCGATCATGGCTTCCAACCTGCGGCGATATGCCGCCTCCAGATCGCGATTCGGGTGGACAGGCCGTAGAACAGTTGTCCGTGTTGCCATTGTCTTCTCCTACATCGCTGGCGGCAGCACGCTGATGTCGAGCGCGGCACCATTGCCGAGCTGCAGCTTCCACGCCAGGCGGCCATGCGGTTTGAGGGTTGGTTTCATCTCACTGTCCCAGCCGACGAAGTCCATGAAGCCGTGTGGCATGATCTTCATGATGTACTTGTCAAACTCCTCAATCAGCTCGTACTGTGAGCAGGCATCCGTGCTCCATGGCACGGCAATCAGATCAAAGTCGCTGCCTCGATCCCTGCCCACGCTACCATGGATGCCGAGTGAGTAACCATTGTCCCGTGCGATTTGCGCCAGGTGAGGATAGAAGGCGACATATGCGGGTGCGAATGTTATCCCATCCTTCATTTCATCACTCCTCAGTCCACTCGAACCGCATGTAGACGTTGAGACCAGCGGGCAGCGTTGCTCCACCAAGACTGAAGCATGCCTGCTCACTGGTGCCGTGAAGGATCAGGGCCTTGGCGTTGTGATTGCCGAAGTCCTCGATCCAGGGAGGCGATGCGTAGGTGTTGCCAGTCACTGCCGGGATTTCGTAGTGATCACCAACCAGCAATGTCCCCGCGCCGAGGGCAGAAGGGTTTGCGCTGTACAGGTTGATGACACCAGTCGCTGCTGCATCAGCTGAGTCCAGCTTCGTGAGAGCCGGCTGGGTTGCGGTGCCGCCGGTGTTCGCGGCAGTTCGCTTGTACACATACAGGTCGATAACCGCCGCACCAGTTGCATCAGCTGAGGCTTGCACACGTACCAGCTTGATGGTCTTCGTGGCCGAGCCGACAAGGCACATCACATCAGTCGCTGTCGCAGCCGGCGTGACGTCAGCCGCTTGATACGAGTACGAGGCCAGCACGTTCCGCGTCTCAGTGGGCAGCGGCGTCGTTTGCGTGACAGCCGAAGCTGCGCCACCAGCTGCTTGGAAGTTGAGCTGCGAAGGCAGCGGTGTGGATGCCGTCACAGGCTGGCTCTTGTTGGAGCCGTTCACGTACGAGTTCACTGCGGCGCATGGCGGCACGTTGGCGTTGCCGTTTGCGGCTGGGTAGCATTCAGCCATGGCGGCGCTGCTGATCAACAGCAGGCCAAGTGCGAGGAACAGCTTCTTCATTTGCCTTCTCCTTTGTCTTTGGTTTCATCATCGTCACCGAAGTCCAGTTTCTCTCCGGTGCCTTGCTCGGTTACCTCGATGTCGCCTTCGCCCCAGGTGAAGCGGTTCTCACCACCCTCACCTGGTTCGTGCTCACCAGTGCTTTTCTTCTTTTCATTTGCCATGATTGCTCCTTACTTGAAGTAGTCCTCTTCAGGCGGCAACAGCTCACACTCGATCTCCTGAGTGTTGCGATTGAAACCTGTGATCTTGAACCGAGAACCACGTTGACCTGTGATTTCCCACTCGCTCGGATGGGATCCGATGTCGCCGACTGCGATGGCTTTCGATCCCTTGGGTGCTTTGATCTTCATCGTCAGGTCGCCGCTCCACTTATTGGAACCTGCGGACATGCTGACGAAGCCGTGATCGACGAAGACCGTACCCTTGGAGAGGATGGACTTCAAGATCTTTGCGTAGTCACCAGACACGCGACGGTACAGCGTGGCGTCCTCGGGAAGCGAGCACTTGTTGAGGTACTCGGTCAGGTTCTTCACCGTGGTGCTTTGCTTCGCGTACGTGGTGGTGTGGCGCAGACCTTTGTTGATGTCGTTATACGATCCGTTGGTGTAACTGCGGATCGCTTTCAACTCAACATCAGTCGGTGTCGGCCGTCCTTTCTTCAAAGCGTGGAACGTGGATAGTTGGGACTTGGTCAGTGTCACCTCCTTATGCTCGCCTTCCTCGCTCGTGCTGCTTGGCTTCTTCGCGGCTGCGGCAGGTTTCGCTGCGGGCTGCGGAGCATATGGGTTGCCTGTATCCGCCAGGTTCTCAGGAGTTGCGCCACCTTGCAGATTGGTGGTTTTCTTCAGCGCACCTTTGTCACCGCTCATCAGCTTGTCCAGCGTATCCAGATCATCGCCGTTCTTCGCCATGTGGCCTGACGATTTGCTGATCCACTTGCCGGCGTTCTTGCCTGTCAGCACCACAGCCACGTAGGTGTCTTTACTCTTGGTGAACATACCGATTTGGTTGCCGCCAGGAGTTTCGATCACATCAGCTGCTTGCAGTGGATCGAACCCGTGCTTCGACAAGATCTTGGAGGCTTTGTCCCCTGTTTCCTCGCCGACGTTCACGCTCGTTGCTTTTCCAGCCTTGCTGCCGCTACGAGTCAACAGATCAACCAGAGCCTTGGCGTTGGGACCAGTGATCTCCTTCTTGCCTTCTTTGTTGGAGACCCAGGCGCTGGTGAACTTCTTACCTGTGGTCGCAGGACCGACACTGATCTTCACGCCGCCAGGACCTTCGTACCACTTGGTCTCCTCACCGTTGATCATGCCCTTCTTGATCTTGAAGCCATGCTCCTTGAGCACGCTGGTGATGGTGTCGCTGAAGGACATCTTGGGAGCAGCTGCGCCACCGCCAGAACCGAACTGGCCGTTCTTGGCACGCGGATGCTTGCTCTCATCGAACTTCTTCTCATCCATCGCCATGATCGCAAAGACCACGCCAACTGCGTTGTCATAGGCCAGGCGTTCGTCATGCGTGCACTTAGGTTTGATGTCGCATGCTGCGGACTTCATGATCTCGTCCTCAGTCATCTCCATCGCGCCGTCATGGCCGCCGACATGGTACTGCTTCGTCCCGCAGGTTTTGCACTTACGTTGATGCGAAGCTTGCAGCCCGTACTTATACATCGTGTTGGTGGTGTCTTGATCCTTGTCAGCCGGCTCCCAGTCACCATAGTCATGCATGTGGAACTTGGAGTTCTTCTCCGGCTTTGTGGTACCATGCTCACCGCCTGACGAGGTGAACTGTCCGTTCGTGCCGTGATTCTCGTTGGCATCCTCGCCAGGCTTAGACTTTCCCGGTAGTTGAGGCGCACCTCCACCACCTTGATCGTCAGGACCACCGCCACCTGTCATCTGCTCCAGCAACGACTGGCCGCTCTCATCGGTCTCAGATCCAGGTTCTTCCTGGCCAGGGACCTCAGGCAACGCCTCTTTCGAGGTGCCGAGCGACGCATATGGCGAGTCAGGAGCTGCTGCCAGCTTGACGCGAACCTCCTGCGCGCTCAGCACACCGCGGTCGATGTAGGCGCAATCAGTATCAGCTTGGGTCTTCTGCGTGGTGGCTTGCTCGCTGGTGCTTTCTTCCTCGAGCGGGTTCCAAACGAAACCGATCTCAGGATCAATCTCACCGAACTCGTTAAGCTGCAGCAGGTTCAGGACGATCTGCATCTTGTCGTCGAGTTGTGCCTCCTGCGAACCTTTCACCTTGTCGTAGAACACCTTGATCTCACCCTCGCTGCTGGCGTTCAAGCCAGAAGGCGAGAGGCCCGTGTACTTCACGAGCGGGATTTGCGACACGGAGCAGACGTGCTCCTGAGACTGTGCCTGCAGGTGATCAAGGCCAGACAGCGGCATCGACACGTTCTTCAGGTCCTCAGCGTTTTTGTCCGCAATCATCAGACCACGGTTGTCGCGGGCTGCGTTGAAGAACTCCGCACGAGTCACCAAATCCAGCGTCGCACCTTGCTGCAACATGGTGCTCATGTCAGTGAGCAGAACCATGATGGAGAAGTTGCTGATCGCATCGCTCACTGACTGACGGGTGCGGAGCCAGTTGTCCACATAAGGCTTGGACATCTGCGACAGACTCAGGCCGCCGAACGCATACATCGGTTTCAACAGGTCAGGCACAGGGCGACCGACGAAGGTCAGCATGCGAGTGGTGTGGATTTCCTTGCCCATCACAAACCAGGTCTTGGGCTGGAAGAAGTCCTGTGCCAGCGGGTTCGTGGAGTTGTAGGCATTGGGATAAGTCCACACAGGCTCGACCAGCTTGAAGCCTTTCAATTTGCCCTTGCGCACCTTGGCCTTGGCCGTCAGATCCAGGTTCTTCAGGTTGCCGATGGATTGCTTCAGCTCCTCGACGTTGTTCTCATCCACACCAAGGTCGATGTAGACATGCGAGCGACCGAAGAAGCCGTCCTTCTCAATGGCATCCTTGAACAACTGCTGGATGTTGAAACGCTTCATCGCGTCTTCCAGCTTCTTGATCTTGTCAGCCTTGGTCTTGATCTCATCGTCACCAGTGGAGGTGATGCGGATCCACTTGCGAGTCATCTCCTCAGCCCATGTGCTGCTGATGACGCGGTACTCAGGACGTTGGGCCAGCTCGCTCAGATAAGGGTAACCCAGGAAAGCCTGGCCCTCAGCGAACATGTTATACCCCATCACCCACTCACCGTAGCCGTCCATCGCTGCGTCCATGGCCAGCTTCGCATCCTTGGGCACGACACCAGGCGGCGGCTTCGGCACGGTCCACGTCAGTTTCTTCGTGATGACGTCGTCCTGTTTGCTTTGTGCCTCGCTCTTCAGCTTGTTGATGGCCAGCTTCATGCGGCGTGCCAGCTCCTCACGCAGCTCCTTCTCCTTGGGTCCAAGATCTTTCTCGATCTCAGGGACCTTCGGCATCTCAGGCTTCATCTTCATCAGACCAAACCTGACAAGCAGCACATACAGCTTCTGTCCTAGTTTTTTCATTTGCTATTTCCTTATCTTCATGGCTGCAAGCGCGGCGGCCGTGACCTTGAAAGTCTTCTTAGTCATGCTTGAGTACCTGATCATTACCGCATCGGCGAGGTTCGGCGACTTCATGCCATCAGGTGTTTTGTTGATTACCATCTTGCCTGCTGTGTTGAAGGTGTATGTGGGCTGCGACAACTCCAAGATCAATCGATCTCGGTTCGGGCAATCAGGTGCGATGGAGATGATCTCATCTGGGTCGCACTTCTCACCGTCAACGATCCAACGATAGGTCTTCATGAATCGCTGACGCAGGTCCCACCAGGCTTGCGCCTTGCGGTTGGCGAAGAAGTCTTGATTGGTACGGTCGGTGTTTGGCACCTTCGCATCAGGATCAACGACTGCGTCGCTACCACGGAACGGGATCACCTGCAGTTTCGAATCCACACCACGCTTCTTGACTCGCTCCTCGTTGATGATGCGAGCGTCGCCCTTGACGCCAGCACCAAGACCGTCCTCGTCGTATTGGAACGATTTGTAGCCGAACTCATCACACAGCTGGAACGACTTCTGCACGCTGCTCAGGATGTCACTGCCTTTGCCGCTCCAGTCCACGACGAACTCAAGCAAGATGCCATGAGCGCCGGCGAAAGCGTTCTTGTCCTTGCCCTCATCTGCAACGTCCATCGCGCCTGCTTTCAATCCGCTTGGCTTGATCTTCAAACGAGTGTGGGCATCAACCGCGGCTTGCACCCACGCAGTGGGGATCACCACGCCCTCAGTCGAGGCGTTGTAGTCGATGTCAACCTCTTGGGCCAGCGTAACTGGATCCAGCTTCTGCTGTTGGTCCGCGTACCAGGTGTCGTCCTTGCGAGGATCATTGCGCCAGTGGAACGTGAAGACATCGATCTTGCCGCCCCAGCGTTTCTGCGCGAACATGTTGTTCATACCGTTCACCGACGAGACATCGATGCGGCAGTTCGTGGTTGCAGATAGCGAGGCTTCCACCAACTCAGGATGATCGATGTGGGCAGACTCATCGATGAAGTGAATCGATGTTCTGTCACCACGACCGATGTTGTCGCCAGCTTCACCAGTCATCGCTGATCCCGTGTCAGGGAAGAGCATGCGCATGTGGGGCGAGTGCTTCTCACGAATCCAGCCGGCGCGGAACTCCTTCGGCAGGTGGGCGACGAACTCGCGTGCTTTCCAGAACAGTGACTTCGGGTCTCCGATCTTGTCCACGTATTCTTCTTTACGTGAACCGAAGCCGGCTACAAAGCCCTTGTTGAAGATGCACATCGTTGCGGCGAGCGAAACAGCCAACCACGAGATACCACAGTCACGGGACTTTTCAGTCAAGCCGTTCTTGCGATTACGCAGGTGGTCAACAACCCACTCGATCCAGTCCTCTTGTTTGGGGAAGAGGATGAAGGGCATGATGGTCGGCTTCGATGTTTCCTGCCCATTGGGCAAGATGATCCGGCTCTCAGCGTTGCGAGGATCAACAGTCACACCCCAGTCGATGATGAACTGCGCGGGATGCTCCTTGTAGTATGCCTTCAGCTTCGCGAGCACCTGGCCTGTTTCATCCGCACGGATCCGGTTCAGCCGCTCA